CAGTTTCACCATGCTGGCATGAAATGTTCCCCGAGGGAACCGAAATGTTTGGTGGGCGCTGAGGGATTCGAACTCTCTAGCTTGTTAGGCGGCAGATTTACAGTCTGCTCCGGCTCTCCAGCTCCGGCGCGCGCCCTCACTAAACAACCTACTCCAAATGGTAGGGTGATGATCATGTTTTTGGTGCCAGCAAACTACTTCGACACGGCATCAACATGGGTGTGAATGAAACACCCCTCTACCCCGCAACCACAAGGCACGATGATGGTGTGCTTGTGATCCTCTACCTCTCCTCGGTTGATGCGGGCGTTGAGGATAGCGGTCTCCTGCTTGATCAACGCCATGTCGAGGGAGGTGTAAAACCTCCGATCAGACCCTGAGGTCCGTCGTCTTTTGATGGACTCTTCCAGTTTAGCCATGTGAACCCTCTGAGAAGTGGTGACCCCGGGGGGACTCGAACCCCCAAAGGAACGGATTTTAAGTCCGCACACTGTGCCAATTCGCGACTATCCCACGGGGCCGGGTATGTGAAGTGAGGGGGGTAGGAATCGAACCTACTTAGCTTGTTTGCTCTTCTGTTTGACCCCCAAAGGGATCGAGTTGTAGAGCAGGAGAAGTTGAAGATCGATATTACGCATCGAGTGCCTTTACCAAACGGCCACCCCCTCAAAGAAACGGGCGGAAAAGAGGGGAGTCGAACCCCTAGACCCCTTGTGAGGACCACCCGATTTCCAGTCGGGCGCGGTGCACCATCTCCGCAGCTTTTCCATAGACGAAACATGAGAAGGAGAGAAGACTTGAACTTCCACAAGGGGATCAACCCCTCCATCCCGTTACAGTTTGGGCCTCACGGGGGAACCGCACTGAGGACGCCTTGCTTTTAGGGGACTCCTGTACCTGCTTGGATACCCCTTCTCATGTGGTGGACGGAGCAGGATTTGAACCTGCGACACCTAGGGCTTCAACCTAGTGCTCTACCTGACTGAGCTACCCGTCCATGTTGGCGGAGAGGGTGGGATTCGAACCCACGGGCTGCTTTCACAACCGGCAGTTTTCAAGACTGCAATCATAAACCGCTCGATCACCTCTCCAAAGATTTGGCAGACCGCCAAGGAGTTGAACCTTGCATACCGTCGGATTTGGAGTCCAACGAGCTTACCCGGAGCGCGGTCTATATGTATGGTGCGATCGGGGGGACTCGAACCCCCATGCCCTTTCGGACACCAGCACCTCAAGCTGGCGCGGCTGCCATTACGCCACGATCGCATGTTTTGGCGGAGGATGAGGGGATTGAACCCCCGTAGGACTCTCGCCCTAGCTTCGGTTTAGCAAACCGACCCATTACCACTCTGGCAATCCTCCATGTGTTTGGTGCGAGAAGGGGGAGTCGAACCCCCACACCCTTTCGGGCACATGCTTCTGAGGCATGCGCGGCTACCATTTACGCCATTCTCGCATGGAAGGGGGAGGCTGAGGAACCGTCCCCCTTAAAATGTTTGGTTTTCAAAGACACCAGAAAGTCGAAACCCCTCCTCAGGGCTAGCCTGGGAGGGGTTTCGGGTGAACTTCAAGGCACTAGGCCCTACCCGCAAACTCCCCCCACGGCATACAAACTAGACAGCGATAGCGTCCAGCTTGTAAACGTAAATGAGGTAAGTGAGGTAGAGGTCATGTGACTAGTACTCTGGGCCGGAGCCCTTGAGTGGAAATTCATATCCGGTGCGACGTTTGCCGCCTCGGCATGTGTCGCACCCTATCCAGGCTGAATCTTGTTGTCAACTCTTTTTTGCAGGTTCTTGTTGAACCCGCGCACTAGCTACTCGGGGCCGACACAACATGATCCCTTTCACGGTTTCTTTTTTATCAGCCCCATGGATGTGTTTAAGAAAGGAGGACCCATGCAGACGGCACAACGACTCGCGGCTCAGTACCTCAAGGGAATGGCTCTACAAGCCGCCCAAGGTGCTAAGCTAGACAGCACGACCAGAAGAAGGATCAATCAGGCCCTCGTCCGTGTAGGACTTGATGGCAATGGCACGTTCAGAAAACCCGGGGAAGGAGTTGCAGCAGCGCTGGGAATTCTTGCCGATTTTGATATCCAGCAAGACGAGATCATCAACTCGTCCCTTTTTGTACACCAAGAGAATCGGATCCAGATTGACCTGGCCTTTTCCAATCTGGAAGACGCTTTTTCTCCGACCCCAATTTCCAATTCCCTTTTGGTTATAACCTATTACCAAAGGCAAAGCGGAAATTATGAAGTCACAGCGATGGTGTCTTGATGATCACGTCTATCTATCATCAGTTCATGGAGCTTTGCGCTACCACCCCAGAGATCGCTCGCTACCGTAGAACCATCCTAGATGGTTGTGGCTGTCAAAAGATGCCCGATCAGGTGTTGCAGCAACGGATAGAGACGTTCCTTCTTTCCAAGCCGGAATGCCGTCCGCTCCTGGCGAACCTGTTGCCCTCCTGAATCAGGAGAGGGTAAAATGGCACCGGAGGATCACGATGCCCATTTACCATGGCAGTGCCGCTCGTAGCCGTCTACTGCAAGGTGCCTTGACCTTGAGTAAGGTCGTAGGTTTGACCTACGGTCCTCACGGTAGACTTTGTCTCTTGGATCGTTGGGCTGGAAGGCTGATCACAAAAGACGGCGTGACGGTGGCCCGAGAAGTGTCTCTTCCCGACCCCGTACAAAACATGGGGGCACGCATCCTACAGGATGCGTGCCTCGCCGTGAACAAAGAGACCGGGGATGGAACAACCACGACAGCCCTTTTGGCGGGTGCTCTCATGCAGGGGAGTCATCGGTACCTGGAGGCTGGCATGGACCCAGGAACGTTGATCCAGGGGGTCAACGCCGCCGCCGCCAAAGCCCTCGAGATCGTGACCTCCTTCTCCAAGCCTCTCAAGACGCAAAGACAAATCGAAAGACTAGCTCTGATCTCCTCCAATGGTGACATCGAGCTGGCCTCTGTCTTGGCAGATGCCGCCATGGCGATCGGACAGAATGGGACTATCAGTATTGAGGACGGTCCAGGTCTGGACGTCACCCTTGAGTACAAAGAGGGCATGGAGATCGATCGTGGTCCCTCTAGCATGACGTTCCTAGGAAACAGGAATGAAAGGAAACTAGAGGGGCCCGTTGTTGCGGTCATCGGACATCACCTAACATCTCTGCAAGATGTTCAGGAGATGCTTGAATGCGCCTCCCAATGGAAACCTCGGGAGCTTGTTGTTTTTGCTCTGAGTGTCTCGAAAGAAGCCCTGCTTGTCATGACCACAAATGATGCTCAGGGTCAGGTAAAAAGTGTTGCCATCCAATGTCCTGGACATGGACCCCACCAAGAGGAACTGCTTCAGGACATTGCGGCCATGGCCGGGGCTACCTATGTGACTCGGGATCAAGGCCATGACTTGACCACTTGGGACCCGGCATGGTTCGGACATCTGTATGATGTGACCGTGGGTGAGAACAAAACAACCCTGTCCATCTACGATCAGATCCAACAGATTGAACCTCGTGTTGCTGCCTTGCAGGGTCAACTGAAAAGAACTACTTTTCAGTTTGACCAGGATCAGCTGCAAAAGCGAATTGCAGTTTTGACTGGAGGCTTGGTGGTCTTGCGTGTTGGTGGCGTCACGGAGACGGCTCGTAAAGAGCGTAGGGCTAGGGTTGAGGACGCCATGGGGGCCGTGAAGGCAGCCCTAAGGGGCGGTGTCGTACCCGGAGGAGGGATGACTCTTCTCCGGGCGTACTTAGCCCTTGGAACACCTCTCCGTCAGGACCCTAACTATCTTGCCGGTTGGACCGCTTTGCGTGAGGCTCTGCTAGTCCCATTCCTGACCTTGGTCACCCATGCGGGGGGGAGCGGCGAAGCTGTCTTACAAATGCTTCTGCAACGGCTGGCCTATGACGAAAACCGTTGGCTGGGTTGGGATGCGCAAACAAAAACAATCCGAGACCTCGGTCAAGACCCTCAACTTTTTGATCCAACCAATGTAGTGGTTGCCTCCTTGAGAGCAGCCCTCTCCGTGTCCACGACGTTGTTGACAGTGGAGACCGCGGTCACAAGATCATCTGGACAGAAACAGAGTAGTAAAGGAAGGAAAAGAGGATGAGTCATGGAAACGCTGACAGTGATAGCCTACGTGTCGATGGCCTGCCTGATAGGGGCAACGCCGGGGATCCTGATCACTCTGTTGGGCAAGGCATTGCAACGAGCAGCCCAAAAGAAGTAGTCCGGTTCAATCTGAGACTTTCGGTGGAGGTAGATCCCCAAGGACAAGTGACGTCGTTCCATGACTTTGAGGACCCCAAAGATTGGGTTGCCGCATTATCTCTTCCAGGGGGTGGTGTCAGGCACATTGCACATGCGTTGCTAACGGAGGCAGTCCGCAGGGAGGCATTCACAATACTTCTCTTGGGTCTAACGAAGAACCCGGAATACATTCGTGAATGGGATGAGGCTGAGGCTGAAACCAAGAGTGCCTTGGAAAAGGAAATGGCACATTATGTGACAGCCAGCATGGGTCCCATAGTGGCTAAGTTGGCCCCTGGAGCCGTAACCCATGTGCTCCAAATGGTGCAATCGCAAATGAGACTGCCAAAAGGTTAGCCCACGGTCCAAGCCTCTCGAGTAGAGTCCATCGGAGGTGTCCATGGGACTCATTGAGCGCATTTTAACGTCGAAGAAACCAAAGCTCTGGGAACATTTTAAGGGGCTTAGGGAAAGACCCACCCCACCTGACCTTTCTGTAGCTGAGGCTTACCTCAAGGGTCTCCAGCTAGGCTATGGGGAGGGTTTAATACAGGGCGTTGATTTAGGTCTAGACGTGGGTCTTTCTCAAAGACCCCCTTGTGAGGACCCCACTGGGTGGGTCAACAATTGAGTGTCCGTTATCCCACTTATAGCGTCTTGAGTACGGATCTCAGGAGAAAACAGTCATGAGGACTATACTGGCGGCAGCAAAAACAGCTTTCAATGGGACCTCTGACCAAGAGTTTTTGAGACTGGCCAGCACGGATCCCGAGATTCGTCTTGCACTGAATACGGTACTCAAGACCGCGATTGGTTGGAATAAGCTGCCAAAAGGTTGGACCCAGGAATCGGTTCAGAAGTTTTGGACATCTCTGACTGGAGAGGCAAAGCACAAGGTCACCAAGTGCATTGAAAAAATGCAGGACAAGTTTGATGACCCGGGTGCCTTCTGTGCCTCTCTGGCTGATCAGATTGAGGGTACGACCTCCTGGCGTGGAAAAAAGGCTAGCTCCCCTGCAATGCAACTGATTCAACAGTATCAAGTTTTCGCTCAGCAACTCCTCGTGATGAAGAGAGAGTTAGAACAGCTGGGTCAGAAAGCAAAGAAAGCCCTGTATGACGCGGAGACGGCGTATGAGAAGGCGCAACAAGTTTCCGGGATGGAGGATGAGGACTTCAGAGAGTCCCCTCAGGGCCGTGCCCTGGAAGTGGTGACCGATGTTTTCCGGGAGATGCATTCCAGGACTAGGGGCAACTGGGAAAGCAATGACCTTGGGCAACTGGACAAGTTGCAAGGTGATTTCGAATGCCAGTATGAAGACTGGAAGAAGACATTGGAGCGAAACTCCTAATCGACCCCTCCTGCTTGAGAAGCAAAAGAGCCTGATCGTGAGATCAGGCTCTTTTGCTTCTGGGGTCTAGGAGTCTTCCGTTATTCCCTTTATGCCCTGGCAGAGACGATTGTCCAGGAGAGGACCTGATGTCAAACAAGACTGCCAAAGCATCTGTTGAACCTGTAAGGCAGAGGACTCAGTACTCCTGCATGTCTGCCTCCATGGCCATGTGTCTACGTGCCCTGGGCCATGAGGTGACCGAGGACGAGGTCAACAAAGTGATGGGTGCCCGGCCGATGGCTGGAGCTTCCTGGGAACAGGCCTTGGCTTGTGCTCAGCACTACGGTTGCCGGGCAACGCTGACCATGCCTAGCACGGTTGAGCAGCTGAAGGTTTGGACCGACATGGGGATCCCTGTCATGATTGCCTGGAACCCCGAGGGTCGCCCCTGGTCACACGCCAGCGTGGTTTTTGATGTGGACGACGATTTGAACGTTCACGTTGCCGACCCCAACATCCCCAATCCGAAGGAGACAGTTCGCATTGTTTCCGAGGATGATTTCTACCACAAGTGGTTTGAACAGGCATCCGACTATCTGGTTCGCCGTCCCGCATGTGCCATTGAACGAGAAATTACAATGACGGGTGCCCAAATCGCACCGAGGATCGCTGCAGCAAAAGGAGACATTGACATGGCCGATGCCTGGTTCCGTAAGAATGGGGTACCTATGAGTAAAAATGGTTCTAGGCTCGCCGTACTCGATGATGTCAAAACAGCAGCCAAGGCAAACTTCGGGGCATGGCAAGCCGACGTTCCCGATTCAGAGGACCCCAACACTCCTAACGGCAAGGCACTCCTGGCTTTCTGGAATTGGACCCGGGGGGAACTGATCGAAGCCGTTGAGCTGGAACCCGCTTTGGGGATGGCCGCCTGGGACCTGGGCTACCAGGGACGCAAACTTTCGTTTGCCCCCGGTTTGGAACTGTTGGCAAAAATCCTTCATGTCCAGGTGAAGCAGGAACATGCCGACGGAGTCCTAGCACGTCGTCGTGTATACGAGGCTGAGAAGCGTAAGAACGGAACCCTCACTTCTAAAACGGCCAAAATCACTAGAGACAACCTCTTGGACTTTCTCTTCAACAGCATGGAGCACATCTCCAGTGATGAGGATGCCATCGAGGCACTGATTCAGTGGGGGGCCGACAACGACTTTGCAACCGCTCTGGTCACGGCCTGGGAGAAAGAGCGTCCCGATCTCAAGCGTCCTCGTCCTGGGGAGTTTGCTCAAGAGGTTCAGGGTGCAGCCGCTGAAGAGCTTCTGGACCGCATCATGAAGAAGTTCCATGTGCGCTATGCCAAAGCAAAAGGTGGCATCAAGCCGACTGAAACCGAAAATGCCGTCCGCGACCCTTACAGCAGGGCTCGAGCCGAGCAACAGGGCGGTGGTGGCCAAGGTCGTCACCACAACAAGGGTGACTTTGAACGAGGGCACAAACGAAATCCGAAACACAAGAATCAGGAAAAAGAGGCTGTAGAGCGTTTGGCATCTCGGTTCCTTCGTGAGGCAGTCTCATCGCGTCTCGCCGTCTCCTACCGCAGGATCCGTAAAGGCGAGGAGGTCATGTTCTTCATGAACCCCCCCGTCAGCGACCCGAACTCTCTTGGCCGGGATGTCAAGGGACACAAGGGCATTGTGCTGTCCGTAGGTGAGAAGTTCACCATGGTGGGCCCTGATGAGATGGCCCCCGTATACACGGTAGAGATGCAGGATGGGACTGTCTATGAAGAGGTTCCCTTCTACTTCTTCGAGAAGATGCCCCCTAGTCGGGACCCCATTGACTCAGCCTTGAAAATCGTCATCAAGACCCTGAAGGGCCTTAAACTCAAGAGGGTGAATTCTTTGCAACGTGGTGGCCGCAGCTTGAAAGCTGAGTTTGGTGCTGCGATCCCCATAGCGACTGTGCGGGACCTCTTGAGGAGAAATCCCGACATCTCTGGCAAGGATGATACTTGGAACCTCCCCATTCGCACGGGTGAGAATAAATGGACGAAGTACCGGATCCAGTTGACAGAGGGCTTCCCTCAGGAAAACTTCGACAACCTCGAAATCTATTTCTGGGGTCAGGCATGAACAAGTACAAGGGTCAACCGAACAAGGAAGCTGGTAAGGTTCCTCAGTCCCCTCGAGGTGTGAATCCACTGGACTCACATACGGAGGATCTGATGTGGGAGAAAGGCTATGAAGCGGCCTCCTACCAGATTGCAGCCATGTACCGAACCCATATCGACGTGGGTAAGTTGTTTATGGATGAGATCAAGGGTCGAAGGCTTCCCAGGGAGGTCACAGAGATTCATCCCCAGTACTGGGAATACCTTGGAGCGTTCACAGACGGGGTGAAGGAGTTTTTGAAAACCCAGAAGGGGGTTTCACTCCGTGAGGCGTGCTTGACCCAACCCCTAAGTTTGAGGCGAGATTATGGCCTCAATCAAGAGGACGTATCCGAAAAGGAAGCCTCTGACCTTGCTCGTCGTTTTCTAGCCTCTCACACTTGATCACAGGAGACACCATGAAGAAGGCCCGTTTCACAGAAGGGGAAAAAGTAGATGTTGCTGAGTACCTACGCAGTCATGGCAATGAGGAAGCTGCCGATGCGTGGGTTGCTATGAATGAGCAACACAGAGACAAGTTCAAAAAGTCGGCACAGGAGAGGAAAAAGTCCATGTCACCAATCGAAGACGTTGTACGCCGAAATCTTCAAGCCCTCCTTCAGGAGGAGGAAGAGGACCGCATCGCTGAGCCTGCCTCAGCCGTTCCTGGTGACCCCAGAGGTAAGAAGGCAGCCGTCCGCCGTTACCTTCTCTCCATCGAGCATACGGGCGAACCCATGGTCAATGGGGCGATCGACCCTACACTCTTCTCCATGATCATCGCTAAAACCATGGCTCTGCCCCCTTTGAGGGTCCGAGCTGAGAGTGCCAAAGTAGTTTGGATTGACGGCAATCGCATGACGTGGAAGACGGCACTCGATGCCGCCGCTGAGATGGCGCCCGAGGTGTTCACTTTCCTCAGGCGCAACACCTACCGTGCTGAGTTGAATGTCAACTCCATCTATGAGACGGTGGTCGACAAGGCCCGCGAGGAAGAGGAAGCCATGGCTTTGTCCAATGCCGGGATGTCCGTCATGGCTGCTGACCCCTGTGACGACATGTCCAAGGAAGACTGTGACAAGTGGAAGGCCAACACAGAGAAGTTCAAGGACAACTTCAAGAAGAAGGCCCTGGCTGAGATGTCTGTCATGGCTGCTGATCCATGCGACGATATGTCAGAAGAGGATTGTGCCAAGTGGAAAGCCAACACAGAGAAGTTCAAGGACAACTTCAAGAAAGGTGCCCTGGCCGAGCTGCGGCGTGAGGCTGGCAGGCTTCCCCGTGGTCTCTACGGGTACACCCGCAAGATACAGGCCGATTGCGACTCCTCTATCTCCGCCTTGACCAAGTCGGCCAAGAGGATTGCTCGTGAGACCCTCGAGCAAGACAGTCGGGTGGCCTCGTTCCTGGCCCTTCATGGTCAGAAGGCAGACAGCCTTCCCGCTCGTATCCTGTCCGCTGCTATTCGCTCCATTGGCGGGGCCGACGGTCTGGATCGTCAGAGCTCCACGCAAGAGTCGGGCCTCTACGGTTTTGACAGCAAGACCGCCGAGCTTGGACTCAACGCTTGCTCCTCCTTGAGGAGTGCCGCCTGGACCGTGTCAAGCAAGCTGCATAGCCGTAGGGCCTCCTCCTACCCGTTGCTTACGGGCTACCTGGAGACTCATGCTAAGCAGGCTCGTTGCATGTATGCTCAGTTGCTACATGTCAGCTACCCGGACGCTGTCTGATTTTAGAACCAGGAAGTCTTCTCATGCAATTCACAAATGCCGAAATCGAGCGTCGTTTCCTACTCAAGGTGGCGCATGATGAAGACGTACCCCTGGAGAATCTGGACGAGGAGACCACACGTCTCATTGACCAGAATGATGATCTGATCCCCCCGGCAGTGTGGGTCCAACTACGTAGAGCCTTCACTGTTCGGGGACTCCCTTTCTTCGATATGTACATCACCTTGAAGAGGATCAACCTTGGGGCCCCGGTGGATCCAGACCTTAGGCGTCAGTACACCATTGCTGCCAATCACCTGGTTCAAGTCACCAGCCCGGTGGACAACCGGCCCCTGTCCCCCCTCCTTGTCAATGCCTTGGCGGAGAGCCGCCCTGACATGAACTTGCTCCTGGGTCGTTTGGTACAAGGACGTACCGAGGACACAACGACCTGGAGACGCATCAATGACATCTACGTCCCCCTGATTCAGAATCTGGCTCGGGACAAGGGTCTGTACTTGAATGCCCGTCAGATCGGTGGTGAACGTTGGGCCACCTTCCGAAAAATGACTCAGGCCCAAGAACAGACCGAGAGATTGCGAGATGAGGATCCTGAGACCTATGCCCTAGTCAAAAAATACAAGGGCACACTCGAGCACATCGATGCAAGGATCCAGAGATCCATTGAGAAAGCGGGTCTCGTGCACCAGAAGAGTTTCATTGCCGGCCGCCCAGTTCAGGTGGGTGTCAATCCAGCCACGGGTGAAGAGCTGGTCTATGACACAGACGGAGACATCTTGGACAAGGAGTCCTTCCTTAACAAGAGGAAGAAGAAAACGGAGGCCGAAGCCCGTCTCCATCGTTTGGGCACCAGAACCACGGTGGACAAAGAGATCCGTTTCATGTCGGACACCGATATCAGTTCCCTGACTGGGGATACTGAGTGGACCTCCTTGACGGATGACAAGGCCAAACAGGGAAGGCTCACCCGCATTTACACCACCAAGTACATGCCCATTTTCATTGCCGGATCTGATGGGGTCCGGGTTGAGGCAACCAAGGTCATCACCAGCGGTCGCTTCAAAGGGGCTTACCTGGACGACATGGTCAATGCCAATGGCCGCTTGGTCGAGGGCACCGCATACTCTTTCAGTCCCAAGACGGGACGGTCAGCGCAAGTACCTCAAAAATCCGACCCCGGACAACGTGAACCCTACGTTACTGTCAGTGAGGTGATCACTACTAGGGTGGCCGGGGGACCGTCAAAGAGAAAAGAGGAGAAACTCTTCATCAAGATTCCGGGTGTTCGTCAGTACACCGAGATCCGTAAAGCTCTGAAGACGCTTTCCTGCAATGCCCCCGGGGTGGCCAAGAAAGGCTGCATTCCAAGTTTGGTTTACCAGCCAGTAACTGGGTCCAATGCCGCAGCTTTCACTTTTGACCCTAAAGACTTTGCCGCCATCATGGATGCTGTGCAGGGTCTGTCTATGTCCCAGGGCGCTCTGAGTCTGATCAAAGGCTATTACCAAGATCTAGCTCGAGCGGACCAAGCCACCTCAGAGCAGAATCTCTCGATGTACTCGGCGGAGGCCCTTGGTGGTTTCAAGACCCACCGTAAGGACCCCGTCACTGGGGAGATGAGGGCCGTTGACCTGCTGGTGGCTCAGAAAAAGGCCCTCGCTTGGATGGACGCTAATGGAAACAATGGCGTCTGTTCACTAGACACTGGGGTTGGGAAAACGGCTACGAGTGTGGCCATGATGCAGAAATTGCTCCGAGATGGTTTGACCGAGACGGATGCTTTCTACATCACCCCTAATGGAAGAGAGATCACAACCAACGGTCGATACCTCTTTGTTTGCCCCCCAAAGTTGAGGGGCAATTTTTCCAAAGAGGTTCGCCAGTTCATCTCTGATCCCAAAGTCCTTCTCGACCGTGTGGACGTCATCTCCTTCCGCGAGTTTGGTGGCTCATACAAGAGCAAGAAGGTTCCCCGTTCTATTTCTCGTGTTCCGGCATGGAAGAACCGAGACTGGGACCCCTCCCTGTATGTGGCCATCTTTTTTGACGAGGCCCATGCCCTATCCAATCAGTCCTCGGCAGCTTCTCATGCCGCTTTGAGTCTGTTCCATCCTAGGAAGATCTGCTTGACTGCCTCCCCTATGGAGGACAACCCCATGCAAGCCTTTGTGCTTGCTGCCGTGTCCAACAACCTGCCCCTCATGGGACCGGGAGAAGAGGCCAGCAACAATCGCATGGAGATGAAACGGTTCCGGGATCGCTTCTGTGAGGTTGTGGGAGGTCACATTGTTGGGGTCAAGCAGGAACCAACAACGAAGCGGGATCTTCAGACCTGGGTCAAACGCAACATCTACTATGCGGACAAGACTCAGGTTGTGGAGGCCCACGCTGCTGTACCCACGCTAGCCGCCTCCACAACCGCGGTGGAAATGCATCCCCTGGTGGAGGACGTGTACCGATCCCTCACCAAACAGTTTGCCTACATCCTGGGAGGCTTGGTGTCCCGCTATCAGTTCAAGGGAAAAGCCCCTGCCGGGTCACCCTCTGCAAAGGACCCCGATATCGATCGGTTCTTCACCTTGTCCTTCACCCCTGTGCTGCAGTTGCTGAATGCAATGGGCAACTACCCGGAACTGGCTCTCCAGGACTTGGCCACCATGTTGGAGACCGGGTCCATGCCCACTCTGGCAAAAGACGGGAGCCCACGACCCATCCCCAAAGCTATCGCCCCCGTGATTCAAAGTCTTGTCGGGTCCTACACCCCGGATCAACTTCGGGACTTGTCCACCCAGGTGGGAAACCCCAAGCTGGAGACCGCGGCGGATTTCATCAAGCGGAAGTTGGATCGCAGCGGTGAGTCCTCGAGAACACTCTTGTTCTCCGACGACAAGAAACTCTGCATCATGGCTGCCAGGCACATGGCGAGTACAATTTCAGGGTGGCACGTTTTAGCCCTGCCCGAGAGTATTCACATCTTCGAGGGTTCCAGAGAGGTCAAGTCTGTATCTTTTGAGATTGGACAAGAACTTCTGGAGCGCACGGTGTCCGACCCAGTGCAGAGAAGTCAGATTTTAGCCGAGACAGATGGTTGGTCCGACATTGCCTTGCCCCTCAGGCAGAAGATGTATCGTCGTTTTCCCATGATCCCTGCTAGGGATCCTGACAACACGCACTACAAAGTGGACCAGTGGCCTCAGTTTGCCTTCCAAGAGATTGTAAATCCCAACCTACAGATCAAGTCTTGCACTCTGTACGGGCCCGCTTACTCGCATGGTCAAAATCTGCAAGCCTTTGACACGGTCATCCACTTGGACCGGGACACTTGGGATTCAGAGGCCATGAAGCAAAGGACCGCAAGGTCTTGGCGTCAGGGTCAAACCAACCCCGTTGATGAGATCACCATTGACGCCACGTATGGCTCATCCGATGAGGGTCTCCCTCGGGGAGACTTTGACAAGACCCTAGATGAGATCAGGAAACTGGTCCAAGATGTCGATGCTGACATCTTCCGGGAGATCATCAAAGACTCTCAGACGATGGCGCTAGGTAAGGAGTGGTTGGACATGACCCACCGTGGGGCGTCCCACTATCACCTGGACAAGAAGATCTTTGATCTGATGCTGTCCCCACATGTAGGTCGGTCACAACCCCCAGGAGCTTGAGATGCCTATCCAGACCCTCCCCGAGTGGGAAGCCTATGTCGGACAACTCTCAGGGGCAGACCTGTGGAGCAAGACGATTGCCATGAACACGCAACGCTTTGCAGACTCGCACTTGGCCAATGGTGGGCACATAGATGAGGTCCCCCAGATCCTCGGACTCTTTGTTCGTCGGATTCTGCAGACCGAGGGGAAACTACCCGAGGGGGGGACCTTCAACCTAGCCCATATGGCAACCCAGGAGGCCCGTTTGAGGCCCCTAGGGGACGCCTAACCCGACTAGGGCTAGGGTGTCACCCTAGGGGCGGAGAACCCTATTGCAGGGCCACACCACGCAAACCTTGAGCAGCAAACTGCCGGGCTTTTGCCAAGAGTGTGGTCGCTTTCTCCTTGGAGCAATTCGTGGCCATAGCGATCTCATGTACTGAGTAACCTCTCATCTTCATCTTGAGAAGATTCAAGTACATGTCGCTGTGCTCAGTTTTGGCTTTGATCTTGTTGGAGACCAGCGTCCAGAGTTGTTCAAACTGGAGTTGATCTTCCAGGGAAGATGTGTTGGGGTCCAACAGATCAGTCCAGGAACCAGCATCTTTCCGATCTTCACCCCACATGGCAGCCCCTTGGCTTAGTGGAGCGAGCTTTACACCTTTGGCCCGTTCAGTCTCGGTCCTGGCTCCGTAAAACTCTCTGGTCACGGGGTTGGAAGCTGAGTCCCGTGCATCTGTGTAGGCAGAGTTGATCGCCCACTGAGCAATGTGGTTGTCCAGAATGGGAAGATCCATGAGGATCCGTGTCCTCAGTGAATCCCGTGCGATGAGTCGAGTCAGACAGGACTGCACATGATCGTCCAGTTGTGCAGCTGAAACCCCTCGTAGAGATGCCGAGATGCCCTTACGCATCTGGAGAAGCAGAGCACCCTTGGTCTCTTTGAGACGCTTGTTCAAAAAGACCGAGGTGGCATTGGGCTCCGTGCGTGCTTTCTCCCTCAATCGTTCTACCTCAGCAACACCAGCCTCAGTTAGTCCCCAAGCCCCATGAGATCCCTTCACAGTCAAAGGGATCTTCCGTCGGCTGTGAAGATCCTGATAGGCAATCACAACTTTACGCCGGAACCCCGCGGGATTGGAAAGACCTTCGTAGGACCAACCAGCACTGGCCGGACCGTAACGGCCCAGCTTCTCTGGATTGAAACCTAGTGTTCGAATCACCCGCTTGCAAAATGTCTCGTCGAAAGTAACCAGCTCACCAGCTTTCATTGCGGTGGCCTCGCCGAGAACTAACAAGAGTGGGTGATGGAAGAGAGCATACCCCGGAGGAGTACCGATAGACATATTGTGACCCCTTGAGCAACGGTCCCGAAGGAGTAGTTGCTTTGGTGCTAAAAAGATCTATGAGCTAAGGGTGTGCTGTCAAGATTAGCGTAACCCGCTCACAGGAATAGGGGGAGACTATCACCTGAAACAAGGGTGTCAAGGGGACACTTCAGAAAAAAACCTGGGTTCGGTGAGAGTCCTATAATGCCACGTGAAGTAGAACTGCAGAGCAGGAGAGACCTCCCAGATGAACATCATTGCAAGGATCAAAACGCTTCAGTGGGCTACACGTAGGGTGGCCTCCTCTAGGTCATCACAGCAGGCCACCATGTTGCGCCTTGCGACCCGTTGGCTTCGAGCGGGTCTGGAAAGGGACATGGACATTCTGCTTCGACTTCAAGTCCTTGAAGGAGCAGCAGGTGTTCCAGTGGACACCTGGATGAAGAAGCAGAAGCGAGGCATGGCCGAGGCTCAGACCTTCTTTGAGGGTCAACCCCTAGATCCATCATGGTTTATCTCTACCAACACTGGAATGTATGACATCATCTTCAGTTTGGTTCAGAGCACCATTAACAAGCTCAAACTCCGCCGGGTAGACCCCTTGGATGTCATCAGTGGTTATCTGATGGGTCTTGGGGTCAACATCACAGGACCGGGAGTTAAACGCCCCGCCTACGCCGCAGGAACCAAGTTGGCGGACGGGATCCTTTCAGGTACCGAGACCCCCGTCAGGGTAGCTAAGGGGACCCTTGGGAGGTATTTCATCAACAAGGTGTGGCCCGAGCAACGCAAACAGAAAGATGTCTCCATGCCTGTAGATGATGATGGAGCCGCTTTTGACGTGGCCGACACCACACAGGATCTCAACCTTGATCCGGGTCAGATCAACTACGGACATGACGCCTTTGGAGAGTTTCTCGCTGAGATCGTGTTCAAGGACCTTCATGACCCGTTGGGTGTGAAGATTCGAGACCTCATGAGAGCAACCTGGCATAGCAGCCCTCCTATGTTGATCTGGTTGGACACAGTAGAGAACGAGCATCGTTTCCCTACCAAGCGTGAGACCGCAGAGAAAGCTGGGATGACTCCTGGTGCCTTTGGAGCCAGTCATTGGATTCCTCGGTGGAAGAAGTTCTTGGCCGAGTTGAAGACCCGAAGGAACATTCAGGACGATCTGGCTGATCGTGCGCGAGAAGAAGGAATTGCTTGGTCACCGGAACAAGTAACAGAGTTGGATCCCGATGATCTTATGACGACGAAGACCTACAGGATGAAGCCCCGTTCTGCAGCTCAGGACTTGGCGCTCCTGTTTCTTTCGAGGACCCTCTAACAACCTTCTTCTTGACGCTTGAACTTGGTTTAGGTAGACACACTCTCGAATTCTGTAGCTCGGTTCGACCGAACACAGGTTCGGGAGTGTTCTTTCCGCCCTCGTTCGCTGTCTCATTTATGAGATATAACTGAGGGGTCCAGTTGGTAATCCTTAGGGTTAGGATCCAACGATGCGGAACAGTCAGGTAACTGATGAGAAAGCCGTTGAGCTAGACTAGCGTCTCCTGAACCGAGCCCCGTTCCTTCTAAGAACAAACAGATCTCCCCTTCCAGACAGGAGGACCTCCTCCCCTCGGAAGATGAAGCAGTACGTCTATGTATGTCCGATCACAAGATCGGATCGCAGGAGGAACCCATGAGAACGAGGAACGTTCTTTCGTAAGGGTAGCCTCTGGCTCCTAGGAGTAACCCCTAAGCTAAGGAACCCGAAACACCTTAGATTAGGGCATCCGTAGGATGCCCATAGCAGCAGATATGAAGAAGCAAGAGAACTTAAGAGCCCCAATCCAGATTCTAATCCTGTTAACAACCACCACGATAGACCTAGCCCCGTAGACCTCGAAAAGTGAAGAGACCCTGAGAACCCCAGAGGAATATGCCTCTCGGGGGTACTACCTCTTTGTCTTTTCGAGAAATCGAGCCAAGAGGTGCCCAACTTTTGTGCCCTCGACCAAACTTTTCGATCGATGCACCAAACTTTTCCGATTATGCGAAAAGTTTGGTGTGAGAAGGAGGTTCTTTGTGCAAACTTTTCAAGAACAGGACACAGTTAGGCTCTCAGTTTGCTCTCTTTACTATCTAATGGGGTGTGCCACCCTAAACTTTCCCGGGACAAGTACCAGTGGTCCTTCCCTATGGGTGGTTGTCGGAGTGAATCGAAAAGAAGGATTGCCTGACAGACATCTGTTTCCCATGAAGGTCCCTTGGGATGTTTGGCATGAGGTGGTTGTCCCAGTGGTACAAGGGGAAGAGGTTCAGAAGCTGGTTCAGTCGTTTGTTGGTGGTAGAATGGATTGGAGGACGGCTGTACAACAAATCTCTCTGTTGCTTTGGGAACAGAGAACGGGTCCCGCCACCTATGAGTCAGTTCCTGTTGTTGGTGCTGGGGAACCTGTCAGTCGGGGTCCTGTAACAGAGTTGGAGATTGACTCCAATATCGTGTGGCCTGAGGGCCACCTCAAATTGACCTACCCTGAGGTGTTGTGATGGATGACGTTAGAAATCCTGCTGCTGAGACTCCCCCCAAACCTGTTTGGATCGCTTGCCGAGCGACTCCAGATTGTCCGGGAAATCTTGCCGTGATGATTTTCTCTAGGTCCAACTCACCTGTTGGGTCTGTGGCAATTGGTTCTTTTGAGGCTTCTCAAGGTGGCAATTGGACTCGTTACAAATGTCAAACTTGCAATAGGGACTTTGTCATCAGCACTTGATTGGAGTAGTGCCATGGCAACCTAGGAGTGCCTGATGTCCTCGTGTCTACTTTTTCATGGTCCAGGAGCCAAAATGGCTGCCTGTGAGGAGGCTCTCAAGATAGGTCGGCTGTTAGCTGACCCTTTTGGAGATGACGACTCAGGACTCAAGGTAGATCAAGCTCGAGAAGCCATGACACTTCTCCAAAGTACCCCATTGGGTGACCGGGTTGGATGTGTTGTTGTTGGTCCTATGGATGGTGCTGCAACCCTGAAGTCCGCTGATGTGCTTCTGAAGTCCATTGAGGAATTCAGGGAGGAATTTGTGCAGCCCATTCTATGGGCTCATGACTTGGGTGGTGTGCCCTCCACTATCCGTTCCCGTTGCTTGGAGCGTTGGGCTGATCAGGTTGGAGTAGCAGAGGATGACGATGATGTCTCCTCTGCTGCTTGGTCTGCTGTTCATGCCTCTGTAAGGAAGGACTACGCTCGGGTTGTGGCGGCTCTTCGTATCTTGACCAAGAAAGAAGCTAAGACGGACGTGTACGTTCGGTGTCTCACAGAGTGCCTGTTTGCCAACATTGAGGATCAGGCTCATCGAGATCTGTGGGAACGAGTTCGACCTATTACGTTACGTCGTGTCATCATCCCGTTGGATGTGGCATCGGCTCTACTGGGGAAATAACGTGGCAGTTAAAGGTGTGTCTCCCGTCTTGGCTGTTACAGGTAGCGAAGACTTTTTGAGACGTCGTGACTTGTTTGCCACGATCCAAGCTCAGCAAAAGAGTGGTTGGTCCGTGTCCTATGTGGATGGATCCAAACCAGGGGCTCTTGAGTTGGCCTTGTCCAATTCGAGTTTCTTTTTGGAGGACCCCCGGAATCTGTTGGTGGTCTCCAACCCAGAGAAACTCAAGGTTGAGTTGTTGCAGGATCACTTGGCGTCTACCGAGTATGACTCGGTGATCCTGTTGCATATGGAAGGGGACCCTAAGGCAAACACCAAAGTCGGGAAGTTCATCTCGAGCTTGGGTAAGTGGCATCATCACTTCCCGGAGCCGGACAAGGACTACAAGAAGAAGGACGTAGCTTCCTCCTTCTGTGTGTCAGAGGCGAAGAGACGTGGAAAGACTCTGTCGTCGTCGTTTGCCGATCAGATGGTTGATCGGTTAGGGACGGACCTGGGTTTCCTTTCCTTTGAGATGTTGAAAGTGTGCACTTTGGCTGATGCTGAGGGCAAAACGGACATCAGTTTAGATATGATCAAAGGGGCGATGGCTCCCTTGAATCAAACGGAGAGCATCATCATCTCGGATGCTCTTTTGACTAAGAGTCCCTTGGCTCTTGGAGCTGCTTTTAGACGTGTGCGCAAGTCACCCAAGGAGGACCCCACCATTCAGGTGTCCCAAATGTTGGGTAGCATAGCCTTGGGCTGGTTGGAGGTTGCATCCCTGCGCGACCAAGGGAAATCTCCTGATGAGATCGTGGGTCTCTTGGGAAAAAACGATTGGTACGTGAAAAACAAGCTCCTTCCTTCGCTCCAAAGGTGGTCCTCCTTGGACCTGATTGAGTTGATTCAAGCCTTGTCTTGGGCACAACAAACGCAACGAAATGGGTCGATTAGCCCGTGGTCATGTTTGTGCTCCCGGCTTTTTTCTTTGTGCCTCGTTTCCCGGTAAGGGCTTGATAGCCTGACGTCCGTGTCTTGAGCACACCCTTTTTCTCGTCCCCCTTTGGGATACGGGCCGAGAAGTTTTACTCTGGAGGATCCATGATCTTTAACCAACTGGCGGATGATCGCAAGGTTCGCGTGTTCGCCCTTAGTCCACTGTTTGTGGAGACTTACCGAGATAAGCAACCAGCTTGGGGGCCCGTCGGATATTTTACGTATAAACGTACCTACGCGAGAGAGCTTCCTGAGGGTGGGACGGAGGAGTTCTGGCAGACTACCAAACGTGTGGTGGAGGGTTGTTTCAACATCCAGAAGATCCATTGCCGTCAGATGGGTTTGCCTTGGAATGAGCAGAAGGCTCAGACCTCCGCTCAGGATATGTTTCGTCGGATTTGGGACTTCAAGTTCACTCCCCCTGGTCGTGGTCTTTGGATCATGGGCACGGACTTGGTCTATGAGAGAGGATCAGCGGCACTCCAAAACTGTGCATTTGTCAGTACGGACAAGATTGCCGACGACTTCGCATCCCCTTTCACGTTCCTCATGGACATGAGCATGTTGGGGGTTGGTGTCGGGGGTGATACCAGAGGGTCCGGGAAAGTACGTCTTCAGACTCCCCGCTTCACGTCGGATCCCTATCAGGTAGCGGACAACCGTGAAGGTTGGGTTGAGTTGATCAGGACCGTCCTGAATTCTTTCGTGGGTCGTGGGGCGTTTCCACTTGTGATTGACTACAGTCGGGTTCGAGGTCGTGGGGCCCCGATCAAGACGTTTGGTGGAACAGCATCAGGTCCTAAGCCTCTTCACAATCTGGTTGAGAACCTGGTGCAGTTGCTTCTTCCTCGAGATGTGTCTTTCTCATGGGATGTGCAAGCGGCGGAGGAAACTTGGGCCACGATCGATAGGGCTATGTTGATCTGTGAGGGGACGGGGAGTCCCTATCGCATCTCCTCGGCTCAGATTGTGGACATCTTCAACTACATCGGGAAGGCGGTAGTGGCTGGGGGTGTCCGAAGGACCGCCGAAATCATGTTTGGTGAGGCCGATGATCAGGACTTTGTGACGCTCAAGCAGGATCAGGAAGCTCTGAATGATCGTCGTTGGGCCTCCAACAATTCGATCTTCGGTCATGTGGGAATGGACTACACCAAGGTGGTTGAGTCCATGGTTGTGAACGGAGAGCCCGGGATCTTCTGGGTTGATAACGCTCGGTCCTTCTCCCGTATGGGCTATCCGGCGGATCACAAGGACTACCGGGTCATGGGAACGAACCCTTGTGTGACCGGAGACACCGTCACTTGGACGGAGAATGGTCCACGTCGTGTTGATCAGCTTCTTGGTGTGCCCTTTACCGTGCCCCATGGTGAGGAACGGCACCTGTGTCCTGAGGGTTTCTTTCCCACCGGGAGGAAGCCGGTGTTTCTTCTCAAGACGAAGGAGGGGCACCAACTGAAGTTGACGGCAGATCACCGGGTGTTGACCGCTTTGAAGGTGACCAGGGACAAGGTGTACACCTCGGATGTAGCAGCCGAGGATCTGACCGAGGGTGACCTTCTGGTTTTGAATGACCGGCGGGACTCATTCTCCTCTTGGGATGGTGCTGGTTCCTGGGATGAGGGTTGGCTTTTAGGTTCCATGCTTGGGGACGGTTATATCCATCAAGATGGATATGCGGTTCTTCAATTCTGGGGTCCTTTTTCTGAACACATGATCAAGACAGCAACGGACAGGCTGGTAACACTAGGGGGGGATCCCCGTTATCACAGTCAACGGACGGGGTCAGAAATCTCCGACCGAGATACTCATTTCACAAAAAGTGTTCAATTGGCTCTTCGAGCGACATCTTTTGGGATCTCAAAAGACAAAATCCTGACAGATGGTCTTTTGTTGACCTCCTCCGGTTTTCAATGTGGTTTTCTCCGGGGTCTTTTTGATGCTGATGGGCATGTTGCGGTCAGTCTGACTAAGGGATCTAGCATCCGACTGTCTTCCTCCCAATTACAGCATCTGACTTTTGCTCAGAAAATGTTGCTGCAACATGGAATTAACTCCACCATCTATCAAAACAGACGGGAAGAGGGGGCTCGTCTAATGCCTGATGGCAAGGGGGGTCAAGCCATTTATCATTGCCAGGCCCAACATGAATTGGTGATCAGCAATGATAACATGCGTCTTTTTCAGGATCACATTGGTTTTGAAGACCCTTGTAAAACGGAGGCCCTGTCCCACGTTTTACAAGGATACAAAAGGGAGATGAATAAGGAGCGTTTCTTAGCCACCTTCGAGTCTCTCACCTGCCTGGGGGAGGAACCTGTCTATGACTGTACAGTTCCTGTGTTTCATCACTTTGATGCTGACGGCTTTGTCGTCCACAACTGTGGTGAGCAACCCCTTGAAAGTTTTGAGCTTTGTAACCTGGTAGAGACATACCCAGCGCATCATGATTCCTACGAGGACTTTGAGCGCACTTTGAAAATGGCTTACCTGTATGCCAAGACTGTGACTCTGATCCCGACGCATGACATGCGGGCTAACGCCGTCATGATGCGTAACAGGCGCATTGGGGCCTCGATGAGTGGCATTGTGCAAGCCATGGAGAAGCATGGTCGGCGTACCTTCTTCCAGTGGTGTGACAAGGGCTACGAGTACGTTCAGCACTTGGACCGGATCTACTGCGATTGGTTGTGCATCCCACAGAGCATCAAAACCACCACGGTAAAGCCCAGTGGGACGGTGAGTTTGCTTTGCGGGGCCACGCCGGGCATTCACTACCCACACTCAGAATTCTACATCCGAAGGATTCGGGTTCAGTCCTCTAGTCCTCTGGTTCAAGAGTGCATTGCCGCTGGCTACGACGTTGAGAAGGACACCTATGCGGATGAGACCATGATCGTGTCCTTCCCCGTGCAAGAGCACCACTTCGTGAAGGGGAAAGCTGAGGCCACGGTCTGGGAACAGTTCAGCAACGCTGCCGCCATGCAGCATCACTGGACTGACAATCAGGTGTCCGTGACGGTCACCTTCAAGACGGAGGAGGCTCAAGACTTGAAGGCTTGCCTGGAGATGTATGAGGACAAGCTCAAGGCCGTGAGCGTTCTCCCCTTGTCGGGTGAAGATCACGGCTACGTTCAGGCCCCCTATGAGACGATCACCAAAGAGCAGTATGAGGCTATGGTGTCGAGGATTCTCCGTCCTTTGGACTTTGGAATTGCCACTCATGAGGCAGATGACTCTTTCTGCTCCAGCGATAAGTGTTTGATCCCTCAAAGGTGAACGTAATCGAGTAGCAGCCCGTATGGGCTTTTGAAAGGGGTCCTTCGGGGCCCTTTTCTTTTTTGGTTAGCGGGGTTTCCTTTGTACTTTTCTGGTCGTGTTCATTCCATCATGTATGAAGATGTGGGGAAAGCCTTCTACATCCTCCGAGTGACCCTAGATGGTACGGTCGGGGGTTCGGACTTTGAGGCGATAACCCAGGCTCCAATGTCTGTGCGGGGCAACATCCCTGGTTTGCATATTGCCATTGGCACTTGGTTTGGTTTTGACGCCGAGTGGACCACCCATAAGCAGTATGGAAAACAGCTCCTGATCAAGAGAGCCCCCATCGTAAAGCAGACCTGGGACACAGAGGGGGCCTTGAAGGTGCTCCTTGCGAACGGTGTGGGTCCTAGGATCTGTTCCCAGATCAAGGACCACCTCGGGGACCAAATGGTGGCTGGTCTGTCAGATGTAAAGGTGTTGGAGGGTGTTCCTGGTTTGGACACTTTCTCCGCCCTTTTTGTCCACCAGAAGTGGGCCCAGATCCTGGCTTACTACAAGGGGCTCTCGTTCCTGCTCGACTTGAACTTGCCCCCAGGGTTGGTTCGGAGAGTGTGGGCCACTTTTGGGGACGACGTGACCACGACGCTCTCTAAAAACCCATGGGCCTTGACTCAAATTGATGGGATCACTTTTCAGCAGGCTGATGAGGTAGCCCAGCGCTTGGGTCTGGATCCTAACAGCCCCGATCGTTTGCAGGGGTTGATCATTGCGACAACCAAGACCCACCGTGCCATGGGGCATCTGTACTTGGAGACCCATCAGTTGATGGCTGAGGCTACCAACTACATGTCATTTACGAGTGCCGAGTTTGGAGCCGCTTTGGTTGCCTGTCACAAGGCCGAGACGGTGGTGATTGATCGGGACGCACGGCCGGGGTTGCTCGCCGTCTATGACCCTTGGTCTCACCATCTAGAAAAGAGTTCCGCTCTCTCCTTGGGCAAGCGATTGACAACCGCTGGTTTCGGTGCCGGCGGATTGAAGCCGGAGGCTTTCTATAAGCGTTTGGCTTCTTTTGGTCCTGAGACGGAGGCAGCCACTAAGGAACCCACAGCCTCCTTAGCCAGTGTGGCGGAAGCCGCCGTGGAGGAGTGGGGCAAGTCAAACCAACTGGTTCTCTCCTCCAATCAGAAGTTGGGTTCTCACCGGGCCTTGACATGCGCCGTGTCTATCTTGACGGGCCTTCCGGGTACGGGAAAAACAACGTCTTTACGGGCAGTTGTAAACATTCTCCAAGACTCTGGGGTCAAGTTCTTGCTGTGCGCCCCTACAGGCATTGCTGCCAAGAACTTGAGCACTTTGACAGGAGCCCCCGCTTCCACCATTCATAGGGCTTTCTCGGCCCGTGGTAAGAGGGAGGAGAAAAGGGACGCATCCTACTCAGGAATCAAGACAGGGGCCGACGACGGGGCCTTGACGGCCTTTTCAGAGAAGGATGAGAACTGGGGCTATGGGGAATTGAACCCCTACCCGGCTGAGGTTCTCATCATCGATGAGGTGTCCATGTTGGACCAGCACCTTTTGTACCGGGTGCTGGAGTGCACGTCCCCGGAAACACGTCTGGTGTTCGTTGGTGACGCTGCTCAGCTCCCCTCCGTTGGTCCTGGGAACGTGTTGCGGGACATGATCCGCTCTGGGCTTTTCCCCGTCACCAATCTGCAAGAGATTTTCCGTCAGCAAGACACATCTGCCATTGTCTATGCCTCGCATGCCATCTATCGAGGGAACGTTCCCGACTGTGACCACAAGACGGACTTCACTCTGATCCCGGTCAACAGTGAGGACCAAGCCCAACAAGTCATTCTTGCATTGGCGGAGAAGCTCTATCAGAAACGAGCTAACTTCCAGGTTCTAAGTCCTCGTCACGCCGGGGCAGCCGGTGTAACGACCCTCAACAAGCGTATGCGGGATCTTCTGAACCCCGCTCTGGACGGTTTGCAAGAGTTTCGTCTGGGTCAAGATGAGATCATTCGCGAGGATGATCGCATCATGGTCGTTAAAAACGATTACGACTTGGGTGTCTTCAACGGTGACGTTGGCAAAGTGGCTCGTGTGGATCAGAGAGCCAAGGTTGTCGAGATCAAAGTGTTTGGGGATCCCGTGCTGGACGTGAGTATTCCCTTCAAAGTGGCACCCAGTATGTTACGGTTGGCCTATTCATGTACCGTTCATAAGGCCCAAGGACTTGAATATGACACGATTGTCATGCCCTTGCTGGACTCTTTTCGGCATCAGCTGCAACGAAATCTGTTGTACACGGCTGTGACTCGAGCCAAGCGAAAAGTGTTTTTGGTTGGCACTTACACCGCGTTGGCGACTGCCGTACAGAATGACAGGGAGGACTTGCGTAACACTTTGCTAAATGAAAGGCTGAGTGCTTTTAGTGCCACTCTCAATGAGGCTCCTGGAGTAGTAAAACCTTGACAATGCCAGGGAAACTGCCAAGCGAGGGCCCTATGAGTGATCCTGTTGTAACGGCTGACTTTGTGCGAAACCATCCCTTGATGAAGAAGATTCGTAACCATCTTCGGGTTACCAAGGTCGTGTGCACTCGAAGTGTCAAGGGTCAGCGGGGCGACAACTACGTCGGTTTCTCATCCGGTTGGGACACGATTCAGGATGACGCTGGCGGTGGTGGCGACCTGATCTCAACCCAGGAGGAAAAGGAGACACAACGGGCCACCTCTCAAGCTGGGATGACCTTGGCTGAGGCACGCATGGCCGCTTTGGTGCTTTCCATGCAGGTGGATATTTCAGCACACGACCATGCCTATGCCGGTGGTAACATTTCAGCGGAGTACCGGACGGATGCGATCCGTGCCATCAAGTCGAATTATGCAAAGCTCATTGTGGAAGACTTGTCCGATCCGAAAAACTTGGTGAAGGTGCCTAATGGGGAATGATCCTCTGTTGTTTGAGCCCGAAGAGGCAGACGTCATTTTCGACGAGCTAGGGGCTCTTCGTGTTGAGTTGGATGATGACCCCTTGTCTTTTGGCCCCAAGAGGTTGAATCGCAAGGTATCTGAGGTCCGCCGGAATCTAGACCGTTGTGAGAAGCTCTTTTTGGACGTCTCCCAGCGGATGTATGCCACGAAGCGGGCACTCCGGGTCATCTCCACTGAGATCGACTTGGCAAAGAAGAATCTGTACGCCAATGACCCTGACACAAGAGCCGGAAAGTCGGTGGCGGATCGAGAAGCTATTGCCGCGGGCAAGTTGCTCCCTTCCATCCATCGCATGAATCATCTACAGACTTCCACCTTGGATTTGGAGGCTGTACTGGTTGTGATCAAGTCAAAGAAGGGTGACTTGAAAGATACGGAGTCGCGTTTGAAAGATCAGATGCGCTTGTGTCAGGAGGAGATTGGTCTTAACCAAGCTTGGGGCAGTCGTGTTGACCCCCTGGAGTCGGCTAAGGCTCTGGCCTCGATGCAGCCTGTACCGCAAGACTCGGCAGAGATTTCTGCCATTATTGACATGGTGGACAGTGAGGTACATCTGGCGCAACTTAGTGGCGAGTGGGTTGAACCAGAGCCCCATACGCCCGCCGATCTACTTCGGGGTTTGGCACAACGAGACCCACAAGAGATTCATGCTTTTGCCATGCAGAAGTCCAAGGAGATACAGGGAGAAGTTCCTGTGCAGAGCAAGGGTCCCATTCTGAGTGCCGAGGAGGCACTCCCGGGCACGGTCTCAAGTGCCCAGGCTGACTCTTTTTTGCGCGACTTTGCTCCCGTACCTCCCTCAGAACCCAAGAAGTCGGGTCCCGCACCCGCTTACTTGGCCCCTCCGTCCTTTTTGGACGATCTTTTGGCTGATTTTGAATCAGCCCTCTAAAAAAGTGGCACTTTCTTTTTGCCACTTGAGTAGCCATGACAGACAGAACCACGTCACAACCGACCGACCCTGTTCTGTCCCAACGGAGTGACAACATGAGCGCTAACGAAGACTTTTTCACTTTTGGCACCAACGACGGGCACATCGGAACCAGGACCAAGCCCTGGAAGGCAGTGGATGGCACCTCCTACCGCGTGAGTTTCGCTTGGTTTCCTCTCAACAGTGACGGGACCCCCGACATGAGGGGTAATCCTCAGTTCACCGGGAAGAACACCAACTACATTCAGGGTGCTGGCTACGTCATCAACCAGGGTGCTGAGTGGACCAAGTTGGCGGGGGAGGCCCCCCGTCAGCGTATTGCCACGATCCTCGTGATTTGGCCCACCAACAAGTCCGGTGCGGTGGATGCGTCCCGTTTGAATGACTTCGAGGTCAAGCCTTGGATTATCTCTTCAGAGAAGTACAAGAATCTGGACTCGAACAACAGGGAGTTCCCTTTCAGCCAGCATGACCTCACGATCAAGTGTGAGGAGGGTGGCGGTCAATTCCAGAAGTTGGCGTTCCTTCCCTGCAAGGAGAACCTCATTCGGACTTTGATCTCCAAGTCTGTTGAGCCCGAAGACAAGACCAATGAGAAGGCTATGGCCTCGGCTCATGCAGCCAAGGCCATGGTGAATCGTATCGTGGAGGAGGTGGCTTCCGTTGCCTCTAGCATCCAGGATCACGTTGGTCGCGTGATGTCGATTCAGCAGATTCGTGAGAAGATGACTGGCAATGGTGCTCCAGGTCAGGGTCCTGCTGCAGGGGGCAACTTCCAGGCCTCGGCTGGTGACATTTCGAGCATCGTCGGTGGTTTGTTGGACGACTGAAAAGGAAGGGGACGGTCATGCGCGTTCTAGGGTTTGACCCGTCCCTGACCAATTTCGGGTGGGCCATTTTTGATACCGATGTCCCTGACGGACTAGCCGCCCGGTGCGTTGACCGGGGTCGTTTCCAAACAAGTTCACGCACACTTTTCATCGATCGCTACATAGAGATGCGTGAGAGTGTGCGTGAACTTGTGGAACGTCTTGGTGTGACACATGGGATCACCAAGCTAGGGCTGGAGTATCCTGTTTTCAAGGATCTCTACTCCGAAGGGATGTATGGTCTGTTCCTATACGTTTGTGAGGCACTTCGCCAAACACACGTAGACATTGTCTTTTTTTCCCCCGGGCAGATCAAGGCACATGCACATGCCTTCTTGCAACGACCCAAGGGATGGAAAATGGACAAGCCCGACATGGTCGAGGCCGCCAAGATGGACTCAGGTGGCCGTGGCCGTTGGAACCATAATGAGGCAGATGCCTATTGGGTGGCCCGAGTCTCCGCCCGTTTTTGGCTTTTGCACACGGACGCCATTCAACCAGCTGAACTGACACCACTGGAAAAAAAGCAGTTCACGGACGTGCACACTTTTTCACGGGGGGCCAAAGCGGGCACCTCGATTGAGAAAGGCATCATGTACCGAGAGGACGAACGTTTTTTCCTGTGGTCCAAGGAGGAGTAAGAGATGCCACCTCGTAAGAAAGATGCCGTACCTCAGGCTGCCGTATGTCGCACGGACGGGACGGTCCAGAAGAAAAAGGGTGCCTTGGCCCAAGCACGGGCCGTTATGAACAAGGTGTTCCCTGCGGAGAAGTCCGCCGAAGTTCGGATTGATGAGAGCCGTTTCAAGCAGTCCCATCCGCATCTTCCCACTGGGTCCATCATCATCGACTTTTTGATCGGTGGTATTGCCAACAAAGAGGGTGTGCTGCCCTGCCCGGGATTCCCCCGGGGGCGGTTGGTGAACATCTACGGGGCTGAGTCCTCGGGTAAGACCACCCTGGCTTTGACGGTGGCAGCTGAAACGTGCCGCCGGGGCGGTGAGGTTCTGTACATTGACTGGGAGCACTCTATTGACGTGGCATATGCCAAGTCTCTCGGTGTACCCATTGAAGACTCAGACACGTTCCTTTTGGTTCAGCCTGAGACTTTGGAGAAGGGCCTTGCCTACCTTTGGGGTATGACCAAGGCTGGTGTTGACTTGATCATCATCGACTCCGTTGCCGCTGGTGCCACTACCGCCCAGTGGGAACAGGCCCTGGGAGACAAGGGTGAGATCGGACGGGTGGGGGCGAAGGCCGCTAAGTGGTCTGAGTACCTTCCCCAGTTGAAGGCCATGATTGCGAGAACCAACACTTGCGTCGTGGGGATTTCCCAGCTGCGTGCCAAAATCGACACTGGGTACAACCGTGGCGGTGGTGGTGAGACGACGACCCAGCAGGGTGGTTGGGCTTGGAAGTTCTACAGCGAGGTTCGTATGAGCCTTCGCAAGATCATGACGGAGAAGGGAAAGCGGCATGATCCCATTACCCACACCACGATTGAGACCGCGGTAGGCAACGTGGTCCTCGCCAAGATGGACAAGTGCAAGGTTTCGGCCTCGCAAGGTCGGGACGCCAAGTTCTATATCGTGTACGGGGAGGGGATCGATGACACCCGATCCCTGATTGAAATGGCTTCCTCACGGGGACTCGTCAAGAAGGGCGGGGCGTGGTACACTTTTGAGCGTTCTGATGGGACTTTCATCAAGTCTCAAGGTATGGAGTCCTTTAAGAAGGACATCCAGAACACGCCTGGAGCTTGGGAGGAATTGCAAGGCATCGCCCTGGAGGCGTTGAAGGGCACTCCGTTCTCTGAGACTGAGGATCTTCCTCCCGAGGATGACTTTGAGGCCGATGAGACCCTTTCGGAGGTACTCTCCATCCTGGACGGTGGAAGTCCCGATCGTGCTGTACCTACTGAAGAGCTTGAGTTCGAAGACTAATGACCGTAAAAATCCGTGTCCGTGACTTTCAGTCCCTTGAGGATGTTTCCCTTACCATTGACAAGCTCACTGTAGTCAAGGGGGCAAACAACACTGGGAAGTCCGCTCTCATGCGGGCCATCAGGGGTGCTTTTCAAAACACCCGTGGGACGAGCTTCATTCGGCACGGGTCCTCGAAGTCCAGTGTTCAACTGGACTTCGAGGACGGTCATTCTTTGGTGTGGGAAAAGGGAACGGGTAAGGGGGATAAGCCGACGTACATCGTGGACGGCGGTACCCCCATCTACCCAGGGCAAGGGGTGCCCGACGAGGTGAGGAACCTCGGAGTTCGCCCTATTCAGGTGGGCAACAAAGAGATTTGGCCCCAAGTGGCCCCTCAAATGGTTGGGCAAGTGTTCCTCCTTGATCAACCTGGTTCCATCTTGGCTGAAGCCGTAGCCGACGTGGAACGTGTTTCCCAGTTGAATGAGGCTCTGCGCATGGCCTCCTCGGACAAGAGACTTGTCTCTTCCGAGATGTTGACCCGCAAGAAAGATGACCTCAAATACGTGCAAGAGTTGTCCCGCTTTGAGGGCCTGGACGACCTTTGGACGACCCTCGGTGATATTGAAAGCCTTTCTGATCGAACACGGCGTGCGGGGATGGCCCTGGACCTCCTGCATGAGCTGCGTCGTCGCTTTTTGGCCGCGACTAAGGCGGTCGATTTTTACTCAGGTCTTGAGGACTTAGCTCTCCCCGATCAAGAGGAGATCCTAGCCCTCCATGACTTGTCCCGGGATCGAGAACGGCTGAGCCTTCTTCATGAGCAAATGCTGAGGGCTCGCCGGAATGTGCATTTTCTTTTTGGGGTGGAGCAGGTCTCGGTGCCCCCAAAAGATGCGTTGGATCAATTAACCAACCAATCCGCCCTAAGGGGCGAGCTGGTTCGGTTAAGGGATCATTATGAGCGCACCCTGAGTAGGGTGTGTCGACTGGAAGGGGTTGACAAGGTCGAGTCAGACGTTGACATGACGTCCGCAATAAAACTGCAGCAAGCCTTGAAAATGGCTCGGGAACTTCAAACCCGCAGATCCTCGGCCCTAGAAATGGCCCTCACTTTGGAAAGCACACTGCTAAGTCAGGAGCAAGAGTTGGACGAGGTTACCCGGAACCTGCAAGAGGTTTTGGGCAGCCTGGGTTCCTGTCCCACTTGTGGTTTGGTGGTGCATGCTCATGGAGAAGACCGATGTCCCTAGTTTTTCTGTTCCTTTCCTTGATGGGGGGGCAACCGCTGGAGAGCACTCCTGAGGTTGCCTTTCCTTTGGTGGCCATGGCCCAAAGGATGATCCCCTCGCATGATGAACAAGTCATGCGAGTTCACACGGCGATGACCTACATCGCCGAGGACCCCAAAGGGAGGTACTCCCTGGACTTCCTGATGAGGAAGTGGGGCCAAGACTCCTTCCTCATGGCCGACGCCATTGTCAAGGGGGCTAGAGCCCATGACGTGGACCCCTTGATCCTGGTGTCGGTTGCTTGGATCGAGTCGAAGTTTAGAGTGGTCGCTAAGGGTGATCACCTTGGGGGAGCCCCCCGTAGTTGTGGGCCAACCCAAGTCATGATCGTGTTCAAGGGTCGTCCTACTTGTGACCAGTTGATGGATCCCTACTTTGCTTATGAGTGGACTGCGGGGCACATCAAGAATTGGCCCCGACGTAGAGACGGCAGCATTGACATGACCAAGTACAATGGACCCAAAGAGGCAGCTCAGATCAGGCTCTACGTCAAGTATCTCAGCAAGAGATTGAGCAAAGAGTTTCAGTACCGTTCCTCTTTCCAGGTAGCCGACTGACATGGTCACCCTCGTTTGGCGCAGCGATGTGCACCTCGCAGAAGAGCCCCCTGTCTCCCGCGTGGATGATTGGGCTTCAGCCCTGTTAGGTAAACTCACCCAGGTCGGGGACATGGCCCGCAACTGGGGGGCCTCCGCTGTGCTGGACGGGGGTGACCTTTTCCATATCAAGAGCCCATCAAGAACAACGCATGGGCTCATGCAACGGGTCGCCGAGGTTCATCGTGAGTACCCCTGCCCTACTCTGGGAAATGTGGGAAACCATGATGTGAAATTCAGTTCCTTGCGCTACCTCTCAGAGTCCCCCTTGGGGGTCCTGTTTCAGTCCGGGGTGATCAAACCTTGCTTCGATGAGACAGAAGCTTTTTTTGGGCCCGTGGATGCAACGTCCCTTGACGTGCAGATGTACTACCCTGGCTACTTTGAGGGTGACCCTTTTCTGATTGTGAACCCACGGGTGCCCGTGGTGCGTGTTGTGGGCATCCCCTACCATGGAACGGTCTACGAGTTGGACCGTTTCACGAGTATCAAGAAAGGGCGTGAGGACTACCTGATCTGCATGGTGCATTGCCTTGCCTCCCCTCAAGGAGGGTCCATGTTCGAGGGGGAGGACATCATCCCCTATCGGTTCCTGGCGGGGTTGGAACCTGATGTTTTCTGCTTCGGTCATTGGCACAAGGATCAAGGGATCACGGAGATCGCTCCAAAGAAGTGGGTGGTGAACGTGGGGAGCTTGTCCAGGGGTTCTATCGCCCAAGATGACATGGACAGGAATCCCTCCTGTGTGTTGCTTCAGTTTGAAAAGGGCAAAGTTGATCTTCGAAAAGTGTCCCTGACGGTGGCTCCTCCCTCCGACATTTTTGACCTTGTGAAAGTGGTCCGACAGGAAGCTCAGAAGTCCACAGTGGACACCTTGGTCACGAGTCTCATGTCCGTGTTCACGATGCAGAAAGGTGGGTCCTTGTTGGAGGATGTTCGTGAGATGAAGGACATCCCCGAACAGGTGAGGGAAAGGTCCGCCGGGTACTTAGAGCGGGCCGGAGCCAAGTGATGCAACCCAAGTTGACCATAGAGTTGGTGCCTCGTACCTGTTGGGGAAGTAACGTCAGAAAAATCTTGACCGCAACCCAATGGCGAAAAATATCCCAGACCCAGGCGGTCAGGGCCGGTCATGTCTGTGAGATCTGTGGTGAGTCCGGTTTGACACAAGGGACCAATAGAACCGTTGAGTGCCATGAGATTTGGCACTACAACGATGAAACTCATGTTCAGACTTTGACGGGGTTGATTTCGCTGTGCCCCAATTGTCATCAGGTCAAGCACTATGGTCGAACCAAGACCCTAGCCCCTTGGAAGGCAGAGGCTATGCACGAACGTTTGGCTCGTCTCAATGGATGGTCTCAGGATGAGGTGAAAAGGCACGTCTCTCAGAGCTGGAGTCTTTGGGAGAAGAGGTCTTTGGTCCCTTGGTCACTGGACATCTCTTTGATTGCCTAGGAGGTCCTCATGGACTCGATCACCCCTCTTTTCTATCGTAACCCATCCGGGTTGTGGGGTGTTTCATGTGATGAGGGCGAGACCCTTATTCTCCCCTCTGGAAAAGTGCTTCTTCCCATACCAAAAGCCTGGGAGGAGACGGATGAGGAGGTGGAAGAAGGGGTCCTTTCACTCCCACAAGAGGAAGCGGTGAAGAAGTGCCTGGACACGCCCCCCATGACCGAAATTGAGCAGATTGCTTGGCGCTTACGGAAAGCCTCGTTAGCTAAGGCTCGCATGTTCAACACACGTCGGGTTGCTGTGGGTGACCCGTCAAGCGATCGCCCCAACAACAAGGCGCTACTGAGAAGCCTCGAGGCCAGAGATGTGTTGGTCGTGAAATCTGATTTTGACGACTAGGATCATTTGCACCGTGGACTGAGTAGCCATGTCCTAAGGAGGACCTCTCATGAGTGACAGTGATTTTTCTTGGGTGCCTGAAAGGACCATTCTCTACACGGTGCATGGATCCCGTGCCTACGGGACTTCCCGTCCCGATTCGGACTACGACTTCAAGGGCATTGCTGTCGCCCCCCGTTCTTTTCGGGATGGCTACTTGCGTGTCTTTGAGCAGTTTCAGGAAAAGGTTCCTGACGCCACGGTCTTTGACATCCGAAAGTTTTTCAAGCTGGCCGCGGACTGCAACCCCAACGTGTTGGAGATCCTGTTCGTGGACCCCTCGGACATCCGAAAGGTGACCCCTCAGGGCCACCTGCTGATGGAACACCGCACGGAGTTCTTGAGCAAGAAGGCCGTGCACACGTTCAGGGGTTACGCTATCTCTCAGTTGCGTCGTATCCAGACGCACAAGCGTTGGCTCTTGGATCCTCCGAAGGCGGCCCCCACTCGGGGTGAGTACGGTCTTCCCGAAAGGACCGTCATCCCCGCCGACCAGTTGGCTGCAGCCAACGCCAAGGTCTACAAGCAGATGGACTCGTGGGAGGTAGACTTCGGCGAGTTGGACCACGCCAGTGTTCTTCACATCCAGGAGCAGGTGGCTCAGGCCCTCGTAGAGATGGGGGTGGGTAAGGATGAGAAGTTCCTTGCCGCTGGTCGCCTTGTCGGTTTCAGTGAGAACTTCCTGCAGCTCCTGGACCAGGAGCGTCACTACAACACTGCCGCCAAAAACTGGCAGCAGTACAAGGACTGGGAAACAAATCGGAATGTTGCTAGGGCTTCGTTGGAGGCCAAGCATGGGTACGACACCAAGCATGGCATGCACTTGGTTCGCCTGATGAGGATGTGCCGGGAGATCTTGGTCGATGGCCAGGTCGTCGTGCGACGTCCCGACTTTGCCGAGTTGCTGGCCATCAGGGATGGGGCTTGGTCCTACGACAAGCTGATCGCTTGGGCCGAGGATCAGGACGAGGCTTTGTTGGAGGTTGCCAAGAAGTCGACTCTACCGACACAGCCGAATCGTGTTGCTCTGGACAACTTGTGCCAGGAAATCACGCGGTCCATGCCTGACGTCTGACAGAAAATAGAAGGCCCGGGTATAGTTCCTCCAGAACGCCCTACGGGGCAGTAAGGAGATTACTATGCTGAGCAAAGAGCAACATGACATTGTGAAGGCGGCTGCTGAGATCCTCAAGGGTGAGTTGAAGGATCTGGCCCCGGGCACCCCCGAGGACAAGGCTGCCAAGGTTCTGGTTTACAAGTTCGGTTCTTTCACCATCCGCAAGGCCAAGGCTCGCAAGGTTCAGAATGTGCGTGCAGGTGGTGAGATTGAGGTTCCTGAGCGTCTCGTTGTGAAGTTTTCGGCCAGCAAGACGTGGCTGGACATCCTCAATGGTGGGACCGAGGAGTAAACCACCCCGGGTTCTCCTGTTCAAAAAGGCACTCTGGAAACAGGGTGCCTTTTTGTTTTCTCTTGGTATAATGGGCAAGGTGGGAAAACGAGAGGATGACAATGGCCAAACCTTTTACCCTTTACTGGTCTTCTTTGGCTCTCTTCGAGGGATGCCCTCAGCAGTTCTTGTGGTCGAAAGGTTGGGGCACCATTGACCTAGGGAGAGGACCCGGTCGAGGGAAGCAACGTCCGGTCAAGAAGTCTGAGCATCACGCGGTTCTAGGGACGGTGATTCAGTACGTCATTGAGCGTTTCTACAATGATGAGTTGTGGCGAACGCTGCCTCCTCAACAGTTGCGGGACACTCTCCTAGACATTGCTGAGCAAAGTTTGAAGCTGGAGATTGCTCGTCGTTTTGTTGACTGGCGTTTGGCTCCCCCGATGGAGGAACTCCGTCAAATTATTCGAGATGGGGTCATGGGCTACATGCGGACTCTGAAGGCACATATGCTTTTGGGCCCCTACGCTCGAGCCGAAGTGGAGATGCTTGGTTACGTTGATCAGGACACTCCTATTGGTGGTCGAGCAGACATGATCATCCGAAGGGATGACACTGGGGTGACCATCCTCGATGGTAAGAATTCTAAGCGGTACAAGGACGGGAAGAACGGTTACGCCACCTATACCGATCCTGACCAGTTGCGTTGGTATGCACTTCTGTACTACATGGACAAGCAAGTGCTCCCAGATCGTTTGGCCTTTGTCTATTTCCGTTACCCCGCTGGGATGCCTATCCTGGATGAGGAGGGGCAACCAACGGGTGAGACCGAGACGGGCGTCACTTGGGTGCCCTGCACCTTGGAAGACGTCAAAGGTTTAGCACAACGTGCGGTGAAGGCGCGTCAAGCCATGGAGAAGGAGTTGTTTGAGGCAACTCCTCATTGGAAGCAATGCAAGTTCTGTGACTTTGAGACCATTTGCCAGCAACGTCAGGATCAGAAGGAATCGAACAGGCGTCCGTCCAAGGATCCTCTGAAAGGCAAACTGGATCCAAAACTGTTCGAGTCAGACCTTTTCACGTTTGGTGGCCCCATTACGGACTCCGCCGAGTAGCAGGTCGCCGGAGGCCCCATGTCTAAAACGACTATCGACGCTCTCGTAGTTCGACGCGATCGGCTACGTGAAAATGTACAACGGGTGAAAGGGCGACTTGATAGCGCTCGTGCAGACCTAGCTTCTGTGGAGGAGGAGTGCCTCAAGAAGAAGGTTGATCCCGAAAAGATCGATGTGGTCATTGACCAGTTGACCACCAGCCTAGAATCAGAAATCACTCGGTTACAAGATATGATCACTTTGGCTGAGTCCCAAGTGGCACCATTCCTTGAGGAGGACAAATGAGATTTCAGACTGCTCTACAGGACCTGACCACAGCACTTAACACTGTGGCCCCCGCCATGAACATGGGTGCCTCAGACTTGACGGGTCACTTCGTCTTCAGAAAGCATCCCACGGATGCTACCAAGATTGAGGTCCTGACGCATGAGGCTGACACGGAGGCCTCGTGCCCCTTCGTGGGTGAGATTCTTCAGGATGGGCCCATGTTCACGGCCCCCGGCAAGGGTCTCATGACTTTCTTGGCTGTGCTTGAGGATGAGCACTCCGACGAGATGGTCATCTTTGACTTTGACGCTGCCTCGGCCACCGTCAAAGTGACTCCGGCTTCCAATCCGAAGCGGGCCTATCCGTTTGAGTCCCGTGACCCCAATCTTTACAAGTGGTTTGACCAGTCGTTGAAGGACGCCAAGTCCGTTGGATCCTTGGCGGCGGGCCGTTTGAAGGTTGCCCTGACGGCAGCCAAGGGATTCATGGCCTCGGAGGAGACCCTGAATCCGGCCTTCACGGTTTGTGAGTTTCAGGAGGGGCTCCTTAGGGCAACCACGGGCACTTCTTTGTTGTACGTGAACATCCCTGGGACGGAGGGAGCCACTCTCCGGCTTCAGATCAAGCAGCATCTTGCCGGCGCCTTGTCTTTCTTGGGTGCAAGCAAGACCGAGAACGTGGAGATGTTGGAGGTCCCTGATCGCATGTTCTTCATGCGCCGGGTGGACGGAGCCGTTTTCGGGTGGACGTATTACCACAACGGTCTTCCTCTGATTGCCAAGCCCCGTGAGACTGACGATCTCTACTGGAAGATCTCGGCAAAGGCACTCAAGAACGGGATCAAGGCCGTTCTTGCTGGGGCCGTGGGTACGGATGTCAGGGCCATTCAGTTCACGCGGTCCTCGGACACGGGCCCCATCTATCTGAAGGCGTCCACGGACGGAAAGCACCGTTCGGAGTGGACGATCCCCTGTGAGGAGTCGGGTGGTGATCTCAACAACACCCCCATTGACTTCTGGCTCACCTACGATCTGTTGCAGTCCCTTTTGAGTGCCCTTGCTTCGGATGAGATTCATTTTGGTGTGAATCAGAAGGGGAAGAAGGGTTACGTGCGTGTCAAGGACGTGCGTGGGGAAGGAGCCGAAACGGACACCTTCCTCTTCATGCTCTCCTGGTACCAGAATGCTCAACGCAAGTAAGGATCTCTTGATAACCTCCCTTCGATCTAAGCTAGATCGAGCCCGGGGGTTGAGAGACGGTGTTCGAGTCCGTTTGGAGGCAAACAAGAAAGACCTCCAGCGGCTCGAGTCCGAGGAAACACTCCTGGCGATGGTGCAAGCTCTTTTGCAGAAGCTCATCGACCAGGAGGTTACCTCCGGCGTACAAGCGGTGGAGCAACTGCAAACGGAAGGACTGCAAGCTGTTTTTGGGGATCAAGACCTACGGGTCAGGTCCGAAATTGACTTGCAGCGCGGCAAGGTTTCCGTTGACTTGATCACAGTGCAGAAGCACCCTGATGGGCATGACATTGAAGGTGTGAGTGGCGACTCCTTCGGGGGTGCCGTCACAACGGTGCAGTCCATCCTGTTGCGTGTCTTGATCTTGTTGCGTCGTGGTCTTCGGCCCCTGTTGCTCTTGGATGAGACCCTTCCCGCTTTTGACACCAACTACGTTGTCAACATGGGATCTTTTCTGTCCAAGCTGTGTGAAAGGCTGAAGATGGACATTTTGCTGGTTACGCACAATGAGGCACTCGTAGAAGCCGCCGACAGAGCCTATCGTCTGGTCAACAAGAATGGTTCGGTCATGGCCGAATTGATTCATTGAGGTTTCAGATGTCCACAACTGACACAGAGCACCCTATGAGGACTGCGGGCCAAGTCCGGCAGCAGTTGAAGCAGGTTCTGTTTAGACACCTGCAACGTTGGTTGCGAGCGAACTACAAGAAGGCTTCCGAGACTTGTGCCTTCAATCGCATGGAAGTTGTGGGCGATACGGGTATTCGTGTTGGCGTGTGCCGGTGGGATTCTTCTCAGAGCAAAGAGGAACTGCGTACCTCCCCTCGAGGTAAGCTTTGTGACAATCGAGTTTTTGGTTGCCCTGCGATGTCCTCCGCCTGTTCTTGGTGGAAACCACTCAAGACCAAGGAGGAGATCAAGGAATCTTTCCGAGCCTTGATCTCCTCCGGTAACAGAGGACATATCGCCGCCTCTTTCCCCGACGTTGCCGCCCTCATGTGGGTCCTCGATGGGGAGGACGTTCAGATAGCCCTGACAGAGGCCACGGTGGAGGCTGATCCTGTCCCCTTGACACCAGAGGCCCCTATCGTTCCCATGCCGGAGATTCCCAATCATGAATGATCTTTTGTTTCCCCTGGCTCTTGACATCATGGCCAAAGGTAGGGGACGGGTCCCCATGTTCTTTGAGTTTGATGCCCCGACTGAGTGCACCCCTTTCTTGATCTCCTCCAGCCTGTCTTTGCTTTGGGTTGAGTCCCCCCAAAAGGAGGGACGCCTTCGGGCAGGAGTGCGCCGGACAAACGATAAGGAGTCCCTCTACACGGAGGTCCTACACGAGGTCGCCTCCCTGGGAAGAGCCCAGGAGTGGGGCAATGTGGGCCCTTACACGGGGCAGGGCATTAGGGATGCCGTTTTGCGTTTGGATGAGTATGGGTTAGGGGCTCCCGACGTATTAGTGTCAACCGCGGACGAAGACTCTGGCTTTGTTCCCTCGGACTGGACACCAAAAGCGGTGGGGTGGGTTCCTAAGGGTTGGGCCATTGTACTCCCACAAGACCGTAGTTTGTTGGGCCTGCTGGGATCCGTGAGCCCAACACATTTTGTGATTGCGGTGCACAATGCCAATCGAGCCCTGATGATTTTGACCCCGGAGTCAGACTATGAATCTCAGCCAGTGGCTGAAGATGTCCCTGTCAGAGTGCTACCTGACGGAGGAGGTGGAAAACTACGCTCTAGGGAGAGGAGCAAAAGAGTCCACTCTGCAAGCTGAGGGGATCGTCACATGGAAAAGTCCTCAGACGCCCGTCCCGGAGGAGGCTCAGGACTTTCGTTCCCGGTACGGGATATATGGGGAAAAACTCAAGGGCATGTTGATCTGTCCCGTTTGGTCTCCAAAGGGCGTTTTACTTGGCTTTGAGGGGCGGTCCATCCATCGAAAATACATCACCGATTTTCGTCTGCCAGACGAGAAGTGGAATCCTTTTTTTCTGGGTACACGATCGGCCATGCCCGCTATCTGGTCCGGCGGAGATGTGTGGATCACAGAGGGGCTGTTTGACAAGTGCCCCTTAGAGTGGGTTGTCCCCCCAAGAGACGCCATTCTGTCCACCGTTCGTGCTGCCTTGTCGCAGAAACACGTTGAGTTTTTGCGTCGATACTGCTCTGGCAGCACAAAAAGGCATGTGATGATTCACATGGTGTACGATCAGGACGAAACAGGCCGTCGTTCCACCCACGGTTGGGTAGATGAGAACGGCAAAAGGCGCCCTGGTGCCTTAGAATTGTTGCGACGGGCTGGGTTGGCTTGTCGGGACATCCCTTTTCACGGTGGCAAAGACCCAGGGGTCATTTGGGACCGTGGTGGGGCAGCTGCCATGAGGGCAGCTTTCAATATGTTCATGGGAGTTTGACAATGGCTGATATGTGGCAGGCAGAGGACGAGGTCCTGGCAGTGGTTCGGGACCTCGTGTCCAAGTACCACCCGCACTTGGCTCTTTGTGTTGATGAGATTGCCGTGGTCTTCAAGGAGAAGGCCAGCACGGTGGGCGACGTCTCCATCATTGGAAAGACGGGCAAGGCTCCGGCGATTCTCTCCGTACTGGGAGACATCAAGTACAAGTTCCTCATCATCCTGGCGGCAGACGCTTGGCAGAACCTTTCGGATAAGGACCGGGTGGCCCTGTTGGACCATCACCTGTGCGGGTGTGCCGCTGAGGAGAAGGAACCGGGTGGAGCGCTCAAGTATTTTGTGGCCCCCCCTGACGTTTCCTTCTACAAGGAGGAGATTGAACGTCATGGTGTTTGGAGGACCTCGAATGCTCCTCCGACCCCGGATCTGCTGAAGGACATTTTCGGCGACGTCTGAGTGTCAGTGGCAGAACGGGTAAGACTGGAAGGAATCCAATGAGCCTAGATACCAAGTACCGCCCCCGTGACTTTGACGACGTGTTGGGTCAAGACGCCTCCGTCAAGATTCTTCGGCGTTTCGTCAGTTCGGGAAAAGGGCGTCACCAGTCTTACCTGTTCTGTGGTCCTTACGGGTCTGGAAAGACGACCATGGGTCGTATTCTAGCTCGAGCCTTGCTTTGTGAGGATCCTCTCCCCTCAGGGGACCCTTGCAATAAGTGTGAAACGTGCACCTCGATCCTTGAGATCGGATCCGCCATCAATTTCACTGAGGTGGACGCCGCGACCAATTCCGGTAAGTCCGAGATCCAGAAGATCACGGAGGAGATTCAATATGACTCCTTCTCCGGTCGGCGTCGGTTGTACCTCTTTGACGAAGCACACCAGTTGACTCCTGGCGCTTTGGATGCTCTCCTCAAACCTTTGGAGGAGAACGTTGCCGGCTCTGAGGACAAGAAGTTGGTGTGCATCTTCTGCACAACTGAGCCTGAGAAAATGAGGGCTACGGTTTTCAGTCGTTGTGCCCCTGCCTTCATCATTCAGCCCGTTGCCCCCGTTGACCTGGCTGTTCGACTAGAACATATCTGTCAGCAGGAGAACATCCCTTTTGAGAAGGAGATGTTGGTTTCTTTGGCTGAGATGGTGGAGTGTCATATTCGTGACGCCCTCAAGGCAATTGAGGGACTCTCGATGTTGGGAGGGGTGACGAAAGCCAACATCATCTCCTACATGCACCTGGATCTCAACAACTCGTACCTAGAAATCTTGGAGTCTTTGGGTGTGGACTTGGGGCGGGTGTT